CCAAAGTTCAATTTTTTCTTCTCTTGAAATTGTAGGTATTTTAAATTGTTCTAAATAATCAAATAGGATTGATAAGCCTCCAGCAATAAAGGTAAATTTCTTATCGTTTTGTTCGCAAAATCTAATTTGCTTTGCATATTCATTAGCCGTTTCTATTGCTTGCTTCTTTAATTCCTGATCACTTGGTTTTTCTTTCATTGGTTCTATTGGTTTAGGTAAATTTTTAATTTCTTCTCGTGAATAATCTAAATAAGCATTCATAATTCTACCAAAGTATTCGCAAGAAAAATTCTCATAACATTTAGCATCTACTTGTAATTTCCCAGCAACTGCCATTTCAAAGGCAAGTTTTATTTCTTCACATGTATTATTTCCAAAGTTAGATCTAACAAAATTGGTTAATACAAATTTTTCTTCTTCAGTTGGTAAATTGTTTCCACGTAAGCCAACCAAAAGCATCGAGTAACGTAATCCTTGCTTTATCGTATCTTCGTTGCTTACACGTAAAGTATGGCCTATCTGTGCTTGTTGTATTGCTATTGCGTTACCACTTCTGTAATGCTTCCATTCTTGCTGCACTAGTGCCAAGTTTTGGTTCATTGTTTGAATTTCCATTGTTGCTAAATTTATTTGCGTTAGTTAACCAAGTATTTATTCTTCTGCTAATATTAAAAAACTTTTCAACTTGCCATCGTTCTTTTCCTTTGTTATTTTTCTCTGACCAATAAGAATAAAAATTATTGTATTCAATTCCTAAATCAGCAATATAGGGAGAAAGCATTTCGACCAAACTATACTCTTCTTTTATTTCATTTACTTTACTTTCCTTTACTTTACTTTCCTTTGTTGAACGGTCGTTGAACGGTCGTTGAACGGTCGTTGAAATTTCTATTGATTTTCTTTTGTCTGCGCTCTTTTGTCCAGCAATTTTGCGTTGTTCTTTCATCTTAAAATATGGTTCTAAATAAACCAACATTTTAGGACTAAAGAATTTTTCTTCTTCATCAATCTCAAATAAACCATAATTGCAAATAGCCACTCTTACTTTAGCTTCAGACACATCAAACTCTTCAGCTAATAAGTCTAAATCCTCCAATGGGTACATTAAGTCTTGTTGTTCTCTTAATGTCTCTAATAGCATAAAATAAATTCCATAACCTTCCGTTCCAAGTTCTTTTCGTAGCCTACGGATTTTCCTATCATGTCTTGCGTTACAAAAATGCGGGAAATAAAATGCTTCTTTTTCCATAAATTTAATATTATGAATTATAAATTTTGTCCACAAGAGCAAAAATTAATACAAAAAATAAAAATCCTATTATAATTAAAAGCGCTTGACCAATTAAGCTGTACTTAATCACAAGGTATAAAATAAACAAAATCAAAAAGAAAATAATTAATGTGTAAATAAATGTCCTCATATTTTATTAAATAAAAAAAGCCAGTCTGTGTCAGAGTACAGAACTGGCTTGGTTGGTAAAGATACCTGATAACCCAAAGACTCTGACCCCTTTGGCTTATTGTTATAAATATACAAAGATTATTTCTTTGTTTTAGGAATTACCCCAAGTTTTTTACGATCTTTTTCTAACTCTTTGGCTAAATAAATATGCCAAGTGTTGTATGTTAATTTTTTCATTGGTTGTAAATTTTAGTGATAATTTCGACAATTATTGCAAATATCCAGCATGATATGATTCCAACTATTCCGACCATTGTTAGAAATTCAGCTATCTCGCATGAATTATTGGACTTCCCTTGCTTTCTCATCTTGCATTTGTTTAGCTATTAACGCAACCTCTGCCATTACTTCTGGATACTTCACATACCCTTCACCTTTATTTCTTGTGTTCCAATACACAACTTGCTGGACATTTAAAACATTCCATTCTCTTGCACTAAAAGGTAAAATACCTTTCTTATTTAAACTATCGGCAACTGCCTGATGAATATTCATTTTTTTGATCTTTATCATAATTAATTTTTATTTAGTTCTTTTTCCATTTCTTCGGTAATTATTAGATATTCTTCGTATTCTTCTAATTCATTCCATTTTCTTTTTGCTTTAAAATAAGGTTCAATTTCAGCTTCTGAAAATGTTCTCTTTTCACAAAATCTTGATCTATCTAATAAATCAATCCACCTAAATAAGTACGTTGTCTTTTTCATATCTAAAAAGGTAAATCTTTAATGTCTTTTACAGGCATTGATTTTCCTATTTTAAAATTGCCCAAGATTGGTGCATTGGCTTCTGAAGTCTTTACTCCATCTTGTGTCAGGAAACCAAAATTTCCATAATTATCAGGATCATCTTTTAAAAATCCACTAATGTTAAGGTAAGTACCTTTCTTACCTTTGTACAATTTAGACTTGTCTAACAAATCTACATTAATTGAAATGCTTACTAACTTGCTCATTTGATTGGTTGGTTAATTGTGAAACTTAATTTTTTAGTACTTAACAATGGTAATATATTTGGATTTGATTGAATGTCAGCTAAATTATCATTGTAGAATGATACACATCCATCGATTGAATCAAGACTATCAATTATTCTTTTATAATATCCCAATGGCTTTGCTTCCACTTTTAATACTTTAGCCTCCACTTGTGTTCCAGCTGCATCTAAATCCTTGTCGGTCACCAAAGCAAGCATGCTCGAAAGACAATATCTCCGAAAATAAGTCACACCCGATCCGTAAGCCTGATAATCGTTCATATTACCAAGTTTTACCTTTGGAATTAATGTAAACGATTCTAAAGATTCACCTGATTCAACATGAAAAAGAATAGTTCTGATGCCTTCATTTTCAAGCAATTGGCTAAAGCATAACCCATTTTTTTTAAGCAATGGATTAATAACTGAAAAAATTTGTGGCAGATCGGCATAAGTGTAGTTATGGCCTTTGGTATCCTTATGAATGACAGGGCATTCATTCTGAAAATTGGATAATGATTTAATTAGGTTTTTCATGTTAGTCTTGGTTTAACTCTATAAATTTTGATTTGTAAATTCTTTCTTCTCGATATACTTTAGACCAAAAGTCTTCAAACCCCTCGCAATACCAAGTACAATGATAATACCCAGCTTCGTCTTGAAATTTTGCTTTATACTTATGCATGGCCTGTGATGATTGGGATGATGTGACAATAAAGAATGTAAATTAAAATGGTGATGGCAATCATACCGTACAATCCTTCCGGATCTTGTTGATGAAATTCTTTAAAAAATTTAATGATTTTTTTCATTTTGATTGGTTTAAGATTGCCAAAGAATCCGCTTCGGCTCGGGTTTATATTATTTTTGTAAACTTCTTGGATACATATCATATATACCAAAATCAATAAATTTGTTATTTGAATTTAATATTTGATTTTGAGCAAAAATACAAGCTGCATTAAAGTCTTGATATTTTTTGAAAATTGTTTCAATAATTTCATTTTTTGAATCAATAAAGTCAATTTGAAATGTGATTAATTTTTTTGAATTTTTCATTTTGATAAGGTTTAATAATAGCTTCGTTGCTATCTTGAAACAAATATAATACTAATATTATAAATAAAAAAACTTTATATAAAATTATTTTAATTATTTATTAGACATAAAAAAATCCCCACCGGTAAAACCAATGAGGAAATTAAGACCAAACTTAAACCCTTTAACCTATTATGAAAATCAAATATAATACTAATTTACAATTTTACCATCCCTAATCTGAATATTATTTACTTTACTTTTACCTTCATTTATTTCTACTATTGCAAATCCGTGATTGTGCATACTAAACGGCATATACTTTGGACTTAATACCGTTAAGCATCCAATAGAATAAGTATTAATAAATTCTTTAAAACCTGTTTTTTTCTGTGTATTACTGGTCCTATGAACGTGTCCTATTAATGTATTACAAATTGTTTTGTTAAATAGATTCTGACTTGGATTAACTCCGCCACCACCATACAATTCATGACCGTGTAATACTAATAGATCTCCCATCTCCATTCCTCTCCAGTCCTCAATCATAATCATATTTAATTTATCAAGCCTAAAAAATATATCAAATTGTAGATCGTGTAATTGTGCAAATTCTTCAGCATCATTATTTAATGCTCTTGCATATCTGTTCTCATGGTTACCAAGTTTAAAATAAATAGGTATGTCCCTAAATATATCACGCAACTTTTGTAAAAATTCTCTATTCATTTCCACTTCTCTTTTGAAATCCCTTTTGTCTGGATCGCGTTCAAAACGACTTATAGCATAAAAATCAAAGCAATCTCCCGCTAGGTAGAGGCAATCAATTTTTTGGTCCTTTAAATGCTTAATAGCACAGGTAAGCGCAGTAAGATCGTGATATGGAAAATGAATATCTGAAAGTATTCCTATTTTTTTTAAATGACTTGGTAATTTTGCCGATGTATATTCTTCACCTAAACTTGCTTCTATTCCAAAATTATCAATTGTGTCAAGATTATAATTTACGACTACTGGTGGCAATTCTAGGTTTATTGATTGTGCTGATCTTTCTTTTGATAAGATGCCGTTAGCAATCATATACTTTCTAAAAGAATTCCAAGATTGATAGCCATACATGGTATGGAATGTATTATAGAAATCTTTATTAGTCATATTAGTAGAGTAAAAATGCTCCCTAATCTTTGTGACTTTATCGGCTTTGTTCATATTCTTCCATTAGTGTGTCAACAAGAAATTCTATGTTGTTTAATATCTTCATTCGTAAACCATAGGCCACATCATCAATATATTCTATGTTTTGCATTACATCCATCATCGTTTCCAATAAATCAGATGTTTTGGTCCTTCTATTTTCTAATTGCTCAATAGTTTTTGATCCCATCAATAGATGAATTTAAAATATACCCAAACAGAAATTAATAATCCTTGAATTAGCATTGTAATAATTGCCCATGTCGGAACAACTTCACGCACTATTCTTTCAAAAGTAATATGCTGGTTATCTTTTAATCTAGATTGATATTGTTTTTCGTATACATTCTTGATTGAATCTATATCAATTGTGGCTTTAATACTTCCCTTGTAAGACCTTATAATTATGCGACCTTGTGGAATGGTTATCTTGCTATAAAATCGTGTCAGAATGCCCGAAGAATCGCATGGATTTTCAACTATTAAAGTATCTTTAACACTATTATAAATATGAACTATCTTTTCTGTCCTAAAAGTATCTACTTTAATGATAGTTTTTTGATTTTCTACCTTGCTAGTCTTACAAGATATAATAGCAAAAAGTATAAACAAAAATGTTAATTTTTTCATGAAAAATAAAGATTAGATTCTGCTTGTCTTCGTAATGTTAATCCTTTGATTGTGACTCCTTTGACTTTGTTCCAAATAAGAAATTGGCTCTCAATATATTTGTCATTAGGATCAGCATTTACTTTTTTAAGTAAAGTGGAATTTTTTAATGCACCGGTACCTACGTTATAGGCAAATGAAACAAGCGCATCAAATTGTTCTTGTGTAATATCATCCCTTGTGAATGAGTCAACAGATGCTTCGTAGTGCTTTAAAACATTTAAAAATATTTCTGTTGCTCTTGCTTGGCTAACTTCAGGGTCTGTCATCTTTACCTTTGTACCATCTTCATAGTATGTACATCCTATTGATATGGTGGCAATGCCAGCTGGACATAAGTAAGGTTTTAATTTAATGCCCTCAAATTGCTTTAGTAGGTCGAGTCCTTTTTGGCTTATCTTCATCAAGTTTGCTTCTTAACTCTATATTTTCTACTCTTAAATTGTTAATTTCAGTGGTCAAGGTTTCAACCTTAATTTTTAATTCGGCAACTTCTTGCTTCATGTCATTTGCCATTTCTCGCCATATCTTAATTGCCTCTTGAACATTAGTAATCTCACCTGCCTCAACTTCAACTTGCTCTTTCTTTCTACCAAAAACCCATGTAATTGCAGATGCAAAAAATGCAGTTAATGTAGGCAATATTACTTCGTTCCAATTTTCCATTATTTTTAAGATAAACTATTTACAAATGCTATTCCATTAGCAGAATTTAAAAAAGTAGTTATAGGTCCAGTAAATAATGTTGAATGACCTAAAACAGTTGGGTGTATTCCATCACCACTATAACTTGTATTGCTACCAGTATAAGCACCACCAAAATCAATATAATTTAATCGTGAATTTCCAATTTCTGAAACTATTGCTGAAATAGTTGCTCTTTGTGCAACTGCATTCGTTTCTGATGTTGAATTACCTAAAGGACTTGCACTAATTAATATTACTTGTAAAGTTTTATTTTCTCCACAAGCTAATAATTTTTGAGCCATTAATTTTAAATTAGCTTTATATGTTGCAGCAGAAACAAATGCAGCTGAACCAGAATTACAATCATTTACTCCTAATGCTATTACTGCAACCGCACATCCGCTTAATCCTTCCTCCATTAAACCATTATTAAAAGTTAAAAGCCAATCTTTAGTACCTGTACCATTTATCCCAATAGTTTCTAAAGCTATACTTTTACCTTGTAATCTTAAATAATTAGCAAATTGTCTCTGATAAGTATCATAATGATTACTTAAAGAAAATCCGTTTGTAATAGAATCACCATAAAATCTTATTTTTTTATTAGCATTAGTTATATCTAATGGTTGACTTTGAATATCTAATGTAACATTAACTACAACTGAATCAGTAGTTAAACCAATTGCTTGATTTGCCCAAACTGACATACTACCACCTTGTAATATATTATTTATAGGCAAATAACCATTAAAATAATTTGGACCTACCCATAATTTGACTTGACCAGAATTACCGGAATTAGTAACATATAAACTTATTAAAGTTGGAACATTAGAAGAAACATACGCTCCTCTTACATAAGCACTTCTATTTAGAGGAAAATTTGAAGTGCTTAAAATTTGTGTTCCAAATCCAGTTGCTGCATTAATAGTGGCTACCGTAGATGATAATGTACCTTGTGAAGGCCAAGGTAATACATTTGATTTAGCTTGAAAACTTGGATAACCTGTAAATTGATTTTGTACATCAACTGGAAAATTTGCCATATCTTTTTTTTATTTATTAAATTCCATCCACGGTAAATAGATGTTAATTTGTTTATTAATCATATCATTTAAATCACTATCTAATAATTCTACATTATTATTATCATCTAACCATTTTGAAACTTTTTCTTTAGTTAAATCATAATAAGGAGTAAAATTTTCTTCTAATGGTTCTACTAAATCAGTTTTACCATAAGATTCAGCAGTATAAGTTTTATCATTTTCATTTAATATTGCTTTTCTAACCCAATGAATTTGTATTACTACATTATCCATATTTCCTACATTTTTTTTTACATCCATTTGGTTAATTAACCAACTATAATTTGTTGCCATATTATTTTTTATTTAATTATTAATTATCAGGTGTAGATGCAATCCATTCTCTATTTCCATCAGCTTTCCACAAATAAGTTGAACGAATATATCCTTTATTTTCATCAGTTGTAACCGTATAAATTGTATTTTTAGTTGGTGTTCCATCTGCTATCATTAAAGCATATGTAGAACGTAATAAATATACAATTCCTTGTGTTATTGTGGTTGAAATACTAATAGATCCATTTCCATTTACAATTCCAATTCCAGTTCCTGCACTTAATGTAGCTTTAGATAAAGTATTTCCTGTGCTATTACCAATAAGCAACTGCCCATCTGTATAAGTAGACTGTCCCGTTCCACCCCTATTATGTTGAATAACATTCCCATTCCAAGTAGCAGATGTGATAGAACCTGCATAATCAAATGTATTCGTACTCCAAATTACGTTAGCAGGAGACAAGTCATGTCTATCCCAATTACCTGCCGCATTCGTATTATCTAATAAGGTAACTGCAGTATATCCTCCCGAAGGAACTGACACAACTAAAGTATTGCTATTATTATTTACTATAATTGCTCCACTTGATTGATTATTGTTAAAATAGAATTGAGTTCCATTTGGAATTGTATTTGCATTTGGTAACTTAAATACTTGTCCTCCTGAGCCTGTTACTGTATAATAAGGGATAGATGCTAATGTTAACGTAATAAGACTTGCAGAAGCCGCAACATTTAAGTACCCAGCTAAAAAAGCATTTGCCGTAATGTTATTTGCACCTAATGTAACAGGTCCTGTAGCACCTGTATAAGGTACATAAGTAGTTGTTGCAGAACTTGATGTTAAATATCCTGCTCCATTAGTTAATTGAGAATTATTAGTGGGTATAGTAATAACACCTGTTGTATTATTATAATTACCACTACCTGCAACAAAACTTAAAGATGGTAAAGTTATATAAGAAGATGGATTAGTGGCATCATATTTTAAGTTTAACGCACTTTGAGTAGCAGTACTTATAGGCTTTAATAAATCCGTAGTATTATCAACATTGCTTAAACCTACCATAGATTTAGTTATACCACTAACTGTACCTGTAAAAGTTGGTGATGCTAATGGTGCTTTCGCATTTAAAGCAGATTGTAAATCAGTCTGATTAGATAGTGTTCCACCAATACTCCCCCATGTTGATGAAGAAACTTCAATATAAGATGAACCATTCCATCGATATATTTTATTTGTATCACTTACTAAATATAAAATAGTAAGATCACCAATAGCAGGTAAAGCACTAAATGTACTTGATAAATAGTAATTAGATCCTATAATATTACCACTTGTATTTGTAACATTAATAGAAACTAAATTAGGAGTTGCATTAATTTGAACATTATCCGAATTATCTGTAACTACTATGCCTATAATATCATTCGCCATTATCGTGTTATTTCTTGGGTTATTGAAAATATTCCTTGAACGTATGTCTTAACCGTATTGTCAGCAAATTTAATTTCTATATCATATTGATAATCAAATACAGGTATGTCAATAATTTGAGTATTAATTTTAAATAAGCCTGCAATAGCTGATGTAATTGTAATGCCTGCACTTGCTACAGATGTTAACGATAAAGCAGATGTAACATCGTTAGGATTGGTCCTTAATTGCATCCTAATAATTGCACCTGTTAAATCTTTAGCAATACTATTGATCTTTAACTCAAAGTTAACTTGATCAAATGTATCACCTTTAATATGGCTAAAATTAAGACTCATTTTCTATTTTTTTTAAATATAACTTTAACTTCTTTATGTTCTCTTTTTTTGGCTTATAAGACCCAGCCAACAAAATCACTTTCTTTGCTTGGGAAAATATCGGCATTGCTATTAGTGTTATATTCTGGATACAAATTATTGTTAAAACTCATGTAGTCTATAAACCTTCTTGTGTAATTTTGAGCAATGGATCTTTCTTTTTCTACTAAAAAATCTATTTCTGATTTGTCAACATTTTGACTATTTTCAGATCCATGTTTATAAATTCCTTTGTTAGCAATTGTGTAAGCTGCAAAAGGTAAATACTCAACCATTGACCAATGAATCAACATTGGTTTAATATAAACATTTAAAAGCATTAAATAATTACCACTTAAAGTATTGGCAACTACATCAGCATTTATTTTATTAAATAATTTTGTACCTAAATAATTCTGTATGTGAATATCTTGTGCCAACTTAACCCATTGAATAAAATTATCAGTATCTATATTGCCATTCAATGCAGTATATTTAATTAATTCATCCCTACTTATTAATAATGCAATAGCCATATTTTATTTTGGTAAAAATCCTTTATTTGGCATATCAATTGGTCTTGTATAAACTAATTGACTATCTTTTTTATATCCTTTACCATCTGTTTTATCAAATGGATTTGGCAATATCTCACCTGCTTTTCTTGCTTGTGCTGGTGATATTTGCTCACTTCCTTTTCTTCGTGGATCAGTAAATCTCTTATATGTTTCTCTGGTCCAAAAATGATGGCATGCTCCACCACCTTTGTATAAAAATATGTCATAAGTATCTGCACCTTTAGGACCAAATCCCTCATTGACTGGTTTCTCACTCATTCTCATTATATCTTCTTTGCGATATAGTTTATTTGCAGCAGTCATTTTCTTACAAAATATTCTACTTTTTTCTGTTGTTTCACCTGAGTACCGATACCTCGACATGTATAATTTACCATCTTGCTCTGAACCAATATTAGGTCTTGCAGTTCCAGTACTTACAAATTCATATATCTTTGACATTAAAGATTTTTTAGGGTTATTTAATGCCTCTAATTCTGCATCTAATTGATCTTCTAAATCAAGATCAACCATTCTACTGTCAATTAATTCCCATTCGTTTAAATCAATGTCTTCACCAAATTCCTCAACATTTAATTCATCAATATGTGAAGATAATGCTACACCAGTTTTTTCTTGTAGTTCTTGTTTACTTACATTAGGATTTAAATCAATAAACTCCAAAGGTTGTAAGGTTTTAAAATATAGATTTAAACTAATTTTGTTATAAGCTAATATTTTGTCCAATCCATCTAAAAATGTATCTTGGAAATAACGAATAACCATATTATCAAATAAGGTAATTGCATTTTTTAACTCATCTGCATTTGAACTAAATCCATTTGAACTTGGTATTCCAAATTGTAAACCACTTACAACTCCATGTCCTAATAATATTTTAGATCTTGATTCTTCAGATAAATACTCATAATGTTTTGGTGCTTCATTTAAAGGAATAGAATCCATTGTAGTTTTTTTCGTTTCATCATTGTTAAATGAAACAACTACTTTTTTGCCTTTGGATCCGGTAAGAGTTTTTGTTACTTGTCTTGAAATTAATTCTCTTTTTTCTTCATCAGGAATTCCATTATTAAAATTAATTATGCTTGTTGGACTAAATCCATTTTGCACATCGTTAATTAAATAATCTGCTATTTCTTCCTCAAGTTTAGCATAAGGAATACAACCAATATAGTCAACATTAGAATAATATTTTTGTCCTACCGTATAATTACCTACATAAAGAATTTCTAATGTCTTATCGCCAAGTCCAAAAGCTGGAATACGTTTAGGAACAAAATTCTTTGTGTCTTCCCAATTATCACAATAGTAATAAGCCTCAACTTCACCTTTAGCATTGCATTTTTCTGCTCTTAAAAGTTGTACTGGTATATGTTCAACCCTAATAATTTCAGTCTTTTGCTTGTTATAAATTAATTGGTAAGCATATTGGCCCAATAATTTTAAATCAGAAATACCTTTTTTAATAACATCCTTTCTGAATAGCATTATCATTTGTGCATATTCATTCGGTTTTTTGCTTGAATCTGTTGCATCTAAACCACGACCATAGATTAACTTAACAATGTTGTTAATTACTGAATTGTTAGTCGTAGATCCATTGTATCTATCTATTAAAAACTGAAAAAAATTGTTATTTTCCCCAAATTCTACCCACTTATCTCGATTAGATTCAATTATTTTAGGTTGTGAGTATGCCTCCAACTGAATAAAATGTGAATTTAAATGGTCTTTCTTATTCATAGAATATAATTGAATCGCTATTATTTACATATGTACCTGAATTAACCGAATAATTATCGACAATTTGATTGGTACAAAAGACTTTAATGTTATTTACTAAATGATAATCTAATTTATTATCAATTACTCCATAATATTTGATTTTAAAAGAATAAAAATGTCCTTCTTTCAAATCAAAAACCATTTTAAATGTTGTATAAAAACTTTTTTTCTTACAATTTATCTTATAAGATGTTTCTACATTAGTAGTTTCATTCTTAATAAATAAATAATTGGCATCACCTTCTCTTGTCGGTATAAATGATACTTCTTGATTGCTTGTAGTAGATTTTAAAACGATCATAATGTATAAACGCAAAAAAGTGTTTTTGTTTTTTTTTTAACGAAAAAAGGGAGCATTTGCCCCCTAATTTCAAACCAAACAAACAAAATTTATTAAACTCCAGATGTAACCGTTACGCCAGCAGCAGTTAAAGTAGTTGTTATAAAGTTTGCAGGTACTGGTTCTTCCCCAACAATTGTAATAGTGTAACCAGACATATCGCCCATTGCTGCACCTGTAACAATTGTACCACCTGTAACATCAAGACCATTTTTTAATCCACAATAAAAAAAGTTTCCATTGTTATCTTCAACGATTGCTTGAGGTCTACCATATGCAAGTAATTTAATTTGCTTATGATCCTTAATAGTTAATTGCTTTAAACTTAAATTTAAAGTTTGTGTAAAAAAAGTAGTTCCGTTTGCTCTTGAAGAATTAATGGTTTGCTCAAATGAACTTGATCCTTTCAAATCATATTTGAATCCAATTGGAGTTCCTGCAATTGCAGTAATAGCATCTGTATTTGTTGCATCGTATGTAACTCCAGTTGCATCTCCTTCAGTCATAAAATAAACTGATTTTAATCCACCAACTGCTGTTTTACAGGGTTCTAATCTCCCCAAAGAAATATCGCAAGCCATATTGATTGAATTTAAAAGTTAAAAATAAGCACCCCAAATTAATGAGGTGCTATTTGAATTAATTTGCGGTATTTGTGATACCGTAAGTCACGATATCTGCAGCAAATCCGTACTGAACACCAGCGGTCATTCTGAGAATAATTCTAGCATTCTGCGAACCATCAATATCGCTCATGTCTATAACTTGTACTTGAGTCAAATCAGAAATTAGACCTGTACCAAAATATAAGTTAGATTTTGTAGTTGCAATTGCTTTAGTAGATGCCAAACCATCAGCTACGAAAATCTTAATACCATCAAAAGAAAGAGATCCATTATTATACCATTGTGTTCCCATAGAGTTAGTACCTGCAGCACCCAAACCAGATGCACCAAATCCACCTAAAGCACGAATGTAAGAACGTGCAATAGATTGAGATACATAAAGATATAAATCATCTTTAGTGTATAATGAAGCAGGGATAGCATCAGCAATTTTACCTAATTCGGCAATTACGTTAGAAGATGTAACTGTAGTACCTGCAATTTCTTGAGATGTAGGCAAAGCAGCATCTGTAGTTAATAATGTTGTAATACCATTAAATTCACCTGCGTTTGCAGTAACACCTTCCCAAATATTAGTTTCATTTTTTGCAGCAACTTTAGCAGCAACGTGAGCAACTAAAAAGTCAGCAAAAGATTTAGGTAAAGTTTTAAAAGCAGAATAACCTTGCTCTACTGTTAACCAATCAGAATAATAATCTTTCTTACACAATTGGAGATTTACTTGAAATTCTTCTGGTGCTAAAATCTTTTCAGTCAAAGTAATTGTCGATGTAGCATCGAAATCACAAGTAGCATCTTTTAAAATTGCATCAGTAGCAACTCTTTTGATAACTTGCTTGTAACGTACATTAGGTTTTACTTCAATTCCTCCACGATCAATGGTAGGTGAAGATAGCAATGAAGCCGCAATAATTTTATTTGCGTATTCACCTGCATAGGTTGTGGTAATACTTGTAGTAGTTGCCATTTTTTATTTAAATTAATTTAGTTAAACATTTTTTCAAAAACTTTATCTTGGATTGTTTCAGGTCTATTTTGACCATAAATAAATCCTTGTACTTTTTCTGCTGATTCAGGATTATGAACAATTGGTTCAGCGCCTTCTTCTTGAGAATTTAATTTAACTTCTAATGCTTCTTTCTCTAATTTTAAAGACTCATTTTCTGCTTTAACCTCATTAATCTGTAATGACAATTCAGTTCTCAATTTTTCAATTTCTGCAAAGAAAGTTTCTTTACTAACTGATTCTACTACTCGCTTTGCTTGTACCGGTTGTGGATTAGCAGCAGCTTGTGGTTTACCTGCTTGTTTTGGTTTTGCTACAGGTTGTACTTCTGTTGCCTCTGCATTTGGATGTCCCATTTCAGGCATTTGT